TTCTAGAGTATTACCGGCCCAGTCTACTTGATTCGGTGCATCTGCAGCTACTGTTCCTGCAGCAATATTTTGAAATCCTTGGGACTGATTTACAGTCTTTATAGTGAATGTTGTTGAACCTGCTGAGGGGGTGACGGGAGTAACTCCGCCGGAGTCATTAAAAAATATGATTCCAGCAAAATTGTGCGGATAACTTCTATCTACTGGTAGTGTTATAGAGCCCGCAGAAACTAATACTACTGGGGACTCTATCTTTCTTACTTGCAAACGATGCGTATATGGTTTCATCGTTATTGCCTCCTGGATTTATGACCGAGGCTTTGTAAGTTTTCTCCTCGATCGTTTTTTGTCAGTTTTATTTTTATCTTTATTATCGTTTTTATCTTTATTACGTCGACGTCTACCTTTTTTCTTAGGTGTCTCGTCTTCCTGTGTTAGCTCTTTCTTATCAGTCTTTTCAGACTCAACTACTTCTGTTAGCTCTTCGTTCTTTTCTTCTGTTAGCTCTTCATCTTTTAGAATAACGGTCTTTTTAGGTTTACCGTCAATCTCAAACTCTGATAAAATTTTTCTAGCCCCAAACATCAAGCCTAGTCGTCTGGCAGTGCATACTGTTTCTTTCCAAGGAAAGATAGTATTGCGCTTATACCTTATGCCATTAAATAAAAGGTCTCTAGAAGGGTGCACAACGAATGTGTCCCTAACTGAGAAACCGGGTCTTTTATTTCTTATCATATTCCCACCTTTGTTTCTCACCTCAATTTGAGGTTATGTATTTTAAATTGCTGCGCTAAAGAAAAATCCTAATTCAGCGGCAATTAGCTTTTGGTCAAATGCCATGTCAATCTCAACTCGATCCGATTGAATTTTTTCTTGACGGAATCGTCTGATTCGAGAACCAAGAGCACCTGCGCCTAGGAAACCAGTCCAACTGAAAGTATAACCAGCTGTTGGAGTCATGATTCCTGGAGCAGGAGTTGAGTAGGCAAGTAGAGCATTACTTCCGCCGATAAATCCATGAAGATTGGCCACACCCTCAGCCGCGCTATTCACAATTGCTTTCATCACTAAGATTCGAGGAATTTTGAATAATGCTTCTAAGTCTGACATCTCGATAACCGCTTGATTGCCAGAAGACTGACCATACTTAATACGATCGACGATATCAGGATGATCGACAAGAGCATCCGCTACTTTCTGACCTAAAACAAGAATGTTAGGCTCAAAACCTGTATTCTCGAGTACGGAAGTTTTCGCGGCGCGAATATCTTCGATAGGGGTTGAGTTCGCGTCTGACCACTTCAAAAACGAAGTACCGGGAACAGGTGTACCTGTTATTCCTGTTAAATCTGTACCCCAAATACCCGTACTAAAATACTTACCAGTCCACAAAGTCTCACGTTTGATGAGTGCTTTATGAGACACTAAATTAGTGGCTTCTGTATCTGGTTGAAGAGGTGCATCGGCATTTGCACGACGTTGATCAGGAATGTCATGGTGGAACGCATAAACCCTAGCGAAATAAGGGTCAGTTGAGATTTCGTATCCACCGCCCGCTGATTCTGTACCCGGAGCTCGTTCTTCCATCTCATCGCGATTAAAGAAACCACGATCATATAGAAAGTATAAGTCGGATTGTTTGGTTACAGGTATGTTTGGAAAGACCCTATCCGCAATAAAATTCGATGCGTTTTGCATGAACGCAATCGAGATATTGGTCAAGGGTCCGTTGACATGAACGTCACCTGGAGTTGGTTGAGACATCTTTTTTTCTCCTATTTAAGTTAAATAAACTGTAAAAATTAAGCGACGTTATTAGAACCTAATAACACTTCGATAATCTCACCCACGAGTCCGCCTGTAATCGCAGTTCCAGCAATCACGTCATTAGTAGTGTTTGCGTGTTGCGCGCGACCGTCAGCGGCTGGACCCACAGGATTACCTGCAGCAATAGTCTCGCCAGCTTGAACTTTGGCGATGCCTGCATAAGCTACTTCTGCCACTTCACCAGCAAGTAAAGTAACTTCTCCGGGTTTATTTAGTAAAATACCGACTACTGCGTCAGTGACTGCAGCAGCAAGCGCGATAGTCTTATCAGTGCTTGTCATCTTAACGAAATGAAACTGATTAGCTTTCAAATCGGCATTAGCAAGCAAAGTAATACTTTGGACTTGATTAACAGTTGCCATAACTATTTTCTCCTGTTATTGTTAAAGGGTTTGCCGATTAGTTAAGAGACTTGGTATAAAGCTCTGAACCTTCTTCAGTTTTGCAAACTTCAGCGTACGCGTCATGATAATTTACTTTATTATCTTTTGCGTAACTCTTGGCTAAGGTGTCAAGTTCTTCTAGAGCAGATTTACCTTCACCATCTCCGCCGTTCACTCCGTTACGTTTGAAGTTTTTAGCCATCGCAGTATTACCAGCACAAATCGCCTTAAGAGCTTCGCTACGAATACCAGCATCTGTGATACCATCAATTGATTTTAGCATGGCGATATGCACATCTTTCTTACCTGGAAGATTTCCAAGTTCGGTTTCAGCACGTTTTTCAAGCTCAACATTTTCACGTTTGGCGATTTCAGCTTTTAATTCACGACGATCTGCATCGCGTCCTTTAGCCATTTTGATGAGACGATCATCGTCAGATTTACGATACTCAGTTCCATCAAGTGATTTGTACATAACGGGGTCTTCAGCTCGCGCATTGTCCACGTCAAGTTGACGGTCATCAGAAGATTTAGCGATAAATACTTCCTTGTCTGAGTCGCTCAAACCTTTGTAATAGGTTTTATGCTCGTCAGAAAATTCAGCAATTGCTATAGATGTAGCTAAACTCTTCTTAAGACCATCGATTTCATCGACCGCTTTCTGTAATTTGGCGGCATCGTCTTTAGATTGTGGCATGGGGTTTCCTCCATTGTTTGATTCGCCGTCATTACCGTCGGCGGACTTATCGACGAAAGGATTCGCCGACTCTTTTTTCGACTTCTTCTTCTTTTCATCAGAATCAGTCAATTCTCCTCGCTTCTGCATTATCTGCTCAGCGGTTAATTCGATAGAGTGAGTGTGGTCGTGACTAACACCGATAGTTATGTTACCACTCGCGTCAATCACAAAAGGATGTGAGTGGTCGCCGTCATGACTCGTATGACCACCTTTACGGGCCATTGCGAACTCATCTATATCAATTAGATGTACATGACCGTTGGTCTCACTAACTAACTCTAATTTCTTTTCTACATCATCGGCTCTTTTCATAAGTACAACGGTAGCATGAGCTTGAGCCGGACGATCGACTGCGCTAATCTCAGTCATAGTGAATTTATGCATAATGCGTTTTTTCTTTTTCTTACGTTCGCTGCCCGTGTGACCGCTCATAATAATCTCCTATACAATTATAGCCGCAGTTATCAGATTTAGCCAGTTGGTTCCATTAGAATAACAAGGTTGGTTTACGCTATCTGACCAGGCAATGTTATGCACCCAATCGGCAGCTGGAAAATCAGTAGTTAACTGAGCGTTAGTAAAACGCGCGAGCTTAATAGGCGTTCTAAAACCTGCAGGAGGAATCTTAGCAGTTCCTGGTGCGGTTCTTGGATTTATTAGACCTTGCGCGAATGTTTGTCCTGGAAATAAAGTAGGCATAATAATCTCCTCTACACAATTATGGCATTAGTTATTACGTGACGCCAGTTAGTACCGTCAGAATAAGCGGGTCTAGTCTGGCTAACAGCGAAACACATCGAGTCTGGCCAATCAGCTGCCGGAAATTCAGTTGTCATATCGGCGTTACTTAATCTCGGAAGCACAATAGGATTTTCCCATCCAGCGTTAACTGGTTGATTTATCTTACCTTTAATTAAGATAGTACCGTTTAATCGTCTTGTCATGATACACCTCTTATGCTATAGTATTGTCAGCTATGAACTCACGCCAGTTAGTACCCTCACAAAATAATGGAGTAGTACCAACCGTTGTCAGTATCATTATTCCGCCTTGCCAATCACCAGGAGGAAAATCTCCGCCCACAGGTAAAGCGCCGCGCAAATTGGCTCTAACTGGTGTAGAATAACCTTCACCAGGTCTAATCTGAAGAACACCGTTAAGATGTACCTTCTTTAATACGTTACTCATCGTTAATCTCCTCGTCAAATCCAGGGACTCTTCGACCTCCAATTGAAAATCCAGTATACTCGCCAGAGGCGAATTTACCCAAGATATCGGGGTCATCGGGTTTCATAGCAATCATAAGTCCTGTAGTGTTTGCTTCTATGCCGAATGACTTAGCTACCTCATCGGTCAAAGGAAAGGCAAAAGCTATTGAACCTACTCCGTCACCACTATGCATATCTTTAGCCATACGACTATTTAACATAAAGTCAGTCGCGGCTTCGAGCATAGCGTTTTCCGTGATATGATCACCTTGAAGGTCAAAATATCTTTGACCGTCTTTTTTACAGACGATTGCCCAGCCTAAAACAAGACCTAACGACTCGTCTACCTTACAAATCTCCGTGGAGACCGTAAAATTTTCGTGTTCTTCATTTTTCTGCATATCAGAGAACTCCTCGAATATGTCATTAATCCAACCAATAGTCTTAGTTATCTTTCCTGACTTATGAACAGCCTCTTCTATAACTTCTAACTGTCCTAAGCTTAATCCTTCCTTAGGAATTTCAAACTCAAGTTCTCTAAGTTCTTTAGTTATGTTCATAGGAGGTTTGAAGAATTTACGAGTCTTTTTCTTCGCCTCACTATAGGCTTTTTGAGTTCTACACGGCATCCAAGAACCATCATCTAACTTGTGAGCTCCAACCGGACAACCTAGGCTTACCGCGATTGCTATCGCTTGCTCTCTTGTCTCAAAGGGCATAATTTTCTCCTAAAAGAATCTTGTTATAGCTACACATCGACATTGAATCGTCTCATTGCCTGGAGCACTTATGTCGCCTGGAAATCTTAACCGATTACCAAGACCACTTATAAATTGTTCGTCGAATCCTCTCAACTGACCGTGCATGGCCTTATGAGATCCACGAACTCTCTCGTCTTGAGCAGTAAACCACTCTCTAGACAAGTCGTTTAAATCCAATACACCTTGTTCAGCTGCTTGTTGATAGGCAAGAAAATTACCCTCATTAACAGCTCGTAAAGCTTCGGTTCGAGCGATAACCTGTGAGCGAAATCGTAATGTTCGCTCTCTGTATCTCCCCACCATTTTATCGATTTGAGCGGCAGTAAGAGGTGTGTCGTTATTAATGGCACGTCGTACTGTCGAGTCAAATCTTCTATCTCGTAATTCTCTTAGTAGTGCTCTCGCACTATTTTGTTCTAATAGTCGGCGGTAGTTCTGTACAGACTGAACTTGTTGCCCTGTGAGACCTATGGCTCCTAGTATTCCCCTGGCCTGGACTCTCGGGTTTACCCCTTGAGTTATACCCTCAACGAGAACCGCTCTTATGGCTTCTCGTTGGGTGGTACTTAAGTTTGTTATAGTTCTTAGTCTAGTCTCTCTCATTGAGTTGACCGCACTTTGATTGGTCATATCAAATGAGAAAGTTAAGTTAAGTGCCTCACTTATAAAATTGGCTGTGCTCTGTCCGGACAGAACTAACCCCGCCACTAACTGATTAGAGAAACTAATAAACTGCCTCTCTATATCTGCAATAACTTCTTCGACTCTTCCAGTCTGTACAAGATTGGTCAAGTCATCTACGTCGATACTATCGACAATAGAAGCGACCATAACTAAAAAGTCACGGCCGAACTGTCTCTCTAACTCACTTAAAAGTGCTAGACTTCTATCTAAGTCAGATTGATTCTGTTTTGCTAGCGCGACTGACATTCGTACGTCGCCGCCGCTGGGTCTCTCTTCACTCCTTTTGGCACGATATTAAAATTCGTGCCCTCTGCAGTTATCTTATCACCTGGTTGAGGTGTGACACCGCTTGGAAGAGAAGCTCCTAAAATTACAATCTTTCGATCAGTTCTAAGCACCAGCGTACCATCCACGTGATCGTCCTCAAACACATCGACAAAACCTTTACAATCATGAGGTGTCTCAGTTAGAGTTACCTCAGTCGGGTCGAGAGGATTTCTTACCTCTGTGATATTAATCAGAATCTGGTCAAAGACTAACGGACCAAGTGCCTGATTAATCTTACCAGCAATATCTTCTCCGAAAATGTCTGGAGGAGTAGGCATATTAAAATCCTCTATTTAATGGGAATACTGGGTCTGTGAATACCGACTCGACTTCAACTCCGCTAACAAACGACAAGTCTCCACCATCTATCTGACCTTCCAGACAATCTTTAATAAGTTCTAACACATTAGCCGGAAACTTAGTTCCAGTTCCATTCTCAAATCTGAAGAACTCAATCTCAGCGGAACCTGCCTTAAGTTTCTTGTTATTGCTTCCAGTAGACTCAGACCCGCCTGTTATCAGACCGGCATCTTGTGTCATCGCTAACGCATACTCAGCATTACCACTCGCTAGATTAGCTGGAATATCAATCAGAGCAATAGGAAATTTCTTACTCTCAATAGCTTGAAGCTCAATACGTTGAGCGGAAGTAACAATCGCCTGATCTTTTATAGTATCAGACAAAGCTGTCCACGCAACATCCTGTAAATTATCAGCGAAGTATGTATCAGCGTCTGCTCTTGATATGTATGCGTTAGTGCCTACAGTAAGTGCCATAACTATTCCTCCGGATTCTCACGAGATTTTGGAACTTCTTCGTCTTGAGTTCTCACTATATTTCCAAGAGGCACGTTATTAAGTCCCATGTCCTCCATCAATTTCGTCATATCTACACGAGACAATCCTAGCAACTCTCTCACCTCATTGATAGCAGGGTCGTCTGGAGCGAGTACCGCGCCAGCTTGCGACATATTACGCAGCACATTCGAAATCTGTTCGACGTCTGGAATTTGAACTGTGCTAGTTCTTAACGATGGCTTCTTGTCCTCTGGCCAGCTGTTCATCTCCCATATTGGGTTAACTAAGTCTTTCTCAAATGTCTCTGATAATTCTCTTAACGCAGACTCTATTATTAAGAAAAAATTACCAGAGATATCTCGGCTCAGTGCCTGCGTCCCTTTACCATCAGCACCTAGTAAGAGATGTTGGGTACCAATAAGTCTAGCAATCTCGTGATTAATCCTATTGATAGCAATGTTCATATCTTGTTGGGTACCCGGACTACCTTTAAGTAACTCAACGCTCCACGACTCTTGAGATGAAGGGCGCTGAGACGAGTCCTGACTAGTGTATGGACTCGAGTCAAGCAGAATACCAAGATTAGGAGTTTTAATGTGATTGGAAACGAAGCTGCGTAACGGACTAACGATTTTCTCGAAATCTTCCGCACTTATCTCTCCTCGCTGTTTCATTTGCGCTAATCTCACTAAGGGTGCCTTACCGACAGGAGTTCCACGTAGGTCTGACTCAAACCCAAACCCTTCCAACTGCTCGTAACGGAGCAATCGTTTTGCTAGAGCAGCAATATGCCTAAATATGCCTAGACCCTCAGGGCTATCTGACAGTGAGTCATCTACCATGTAGACAACCTTTTCTCTAGGCAAATAAATCTCTTTCTGATTCTGAGGTGATCGCTGGACTACTCCAACGACATCTCCTCTATCATTTGTGTCCCAGCGTTCAATAGTGGCGTTAGAACGCGGCTCAACATCAAGATAACCAATTATGCCGTCATCTTGTTTCTTAGCCGTCCACTCTTGGATATTGAAACCATAGAACTTAAACATGGCAGCTCGTCTTACGACTCTAGACCAAGGAGTATTCATGTTAAAAATTATTTTCTCAAACTTCTCTGCTAGATCTACCGCCTCTATATCTTTCTCGTCTGATGGAACCGCTGACCACACTGCCCGCGCGACCATATTAAGGAAGAATCTAACTCCCGCACCAACAATTGATATATTAACTAAGTTCTCACTATAAGTAATGTATCTGTTCTGACCTGTTAGAGTGGAGTCTTTCTCGTTAGATTGAATAAAGCCTGAATAAATGGCGACGCCGATATCGCCTAGTGTATCGGTAGGAGAAACTCTAGTCGGTTTATCGACGCCGAGCGGTCCGCGTGTTGGATCTTTAATTTTTTGCTTTTTAATGTCGTCAGTCATTGTCTTGGAACTCTATAGTGAATCCTTGATACGTTAACCAGTTAGTAAATTCCTGAGACGGCTCAGAACGAATTACCTTAAACCAGATGCCTGATATGTAGATAAGAGGTTTTACCCAGAATTTAGGTCTAATCTCTACTTTAGTCCTATGCTCCTGGGGAGCCTGTGTACTTTTCGCCTGTTTCTGTATCATATACTTCCGGTCCTTGTGGCACATACTCTAAGTTCATTAACATGTCCTCGATAGCGTCTACCGTAGGATCAATCTGGTCATCGTGCTTGTGCGACATCAACGGAGAGAATTTTCTAAACTCGTCTTTATAATCAAAGACCCACTCCGCGTTCTGTGGCAGCCACACGTTACCTGATGTGATCTGCGGTACTACGTTATATGCCCTAGAGACCTTGTCCGTGCTACGCTGTATACCTTTTATAGGAATCAGAGTATTCTTTTTTATATTTTGTATTAAGCTTGAACCTGAGGACTTATCCTCAACTTTAACAACAGTACAGTTAATACCTATTTTCTTACAAAATGCTGCCTGTTTGTTCCAAAAGTCTTTAAGCGACTGTTCTAGCTCTGGTGCTTCTAGTTTCTCTCTAAATGAGTCAATTAACAATATGCCGTGCGATGGAGAGAACGCCCAAGCTTGAAGGACAGTATAGTCATTCCACTCTTCTTTCTTCTGGGCCGTATCCGCGTATATCCTCATGAAGCGTATGTCTCTAGGCAACGCCTCATATAAACTCCACCACTCATCTTTAAATATGCTTCCTCCTTTAGGAGAGGGCACTTGATGATACTGAGATGCCGTGGTGTAAGGATCGGTACGATTCATCTCATCCAGCTTTTCATCCGTATGTTTAAACGGCCAAAGAGCTCCTTCTGCTAAATTATACTCTATTGGGATGCCATGTGTAAACTCTTTTGGATACCAAGTCTTAATATTACCAGGCGGAATTGGTGATGGGAGTAATAAATGGTGCCACATCTCGCCCGTACCACCCGCAAGTAGGTATCCAGTCGGGTCTTCCTCGTGAATGCGCTGCATAATTATAACTATGGGCGTCTTATCCTCTATAGCTAAACGAGACTTAAATGTGTTCATAAAGCGATTATTTATCTTGTTTCTCTTCGTCTCAGAGTAAGCGTCGTCTGGTTTTATTGGGTCATCGAAGATAAACGCACCCTGAAAGCCTTCTGGCCTAAAAGTACCCGCACGGAAGCCAGTAATCGCTCCACCTGCAGGAACAGCGTAAACACCGCCACCCTCGAGAGTATACCACTTCTTCTTTGACTTTGAGTCTTGGCGTACCTGCAGACCAAATAACTCGTGGAACTCCTCTGACATCACGATATCTCTAGTCTTCTGACTATTCTCTAATGCCAGGTCTCCCGAGTAAGTCGCGTGAATAAACTTGGCTCTTGGATTTATTGCTAGTCCTTGCGACATAAAGAGTATAACTGCCATCTCTGTCTTGGAATACCCAGGAGGGATGTTTATGATTAAACGCTTGATCTCACCAGTAAGTACACGGTGTAACGCGTTCGCCATGATGATATGGTGAGGACTAACGATAAACTTCATCGCCTCTCTATGCTTAAGGAAATATCTGGAAAAGGCTAGATTGTCATTGCAGACAAGATGTTTAAGCATCCTTTTCTCATTCTCAGTCCATTTGGTCATATAAGAGAGTCATCTTTATGCAATCTTGACTGTATAATTATCGCATTCTCATCTTTTCCTCTATCAGGATGAAATCTATCAAGAAATTTACTAAGTTTCTGTCTGTCTTCGAAAGTAGGTGCGTGTCCAGGAAGAAGCGGATCGTCGATGATAATAGGGTATTTAATAGGATTAGTCATAGCTTTAATACTCGTGGTTGAATTTCTTAGTGAATACTCTAATTTCTTTACGAGAAAGCGGTTGAACTTGCTTAGTCGTGTCTATTCTCCCTGTATGATCGACTTGCTTCTTTTTGGCGTGAGTGTATTCCAATATCTGATTCATCGCCTTATGCGACTCAGCTAAAGGAACAACGAAGTGCTTATACCTCTCTTTTATTATCTCTTTTATCTCTAACCAGTCCCAATCATCCGGTAACTCATCGCCGTATTCATGTTCTATTGCTTTTATCTTGTCATATAAGTCTGAGACGTATCGAGGGTCCTGTCCTGCAGCTACCTGAGTTAAGAACTCTAATGGCTCTACAACCCCGTGTTTATCACATAAGTCCTCAACTTTTTTATCTAGACTCTTTTGTTTTCTCATAGATTCGTCTTTGATTGGGTTGATTTGTCCCTTTACTATAGAGTAATAGGAGAAATATGTAAACACTTGGATGCCTATATGTACGTTTCGCACTCAGCGCACGAATTGTGTATTACTGGGTATAAGTACTTATAGAATATGTTATAATAGTACAGTTCGACCATTTACTTTAACTAAGAGGAATAACAAAATGAAAATGTTTAATAAGCCTGATGACGAGACAACAGAACAAACAACTGAACGTCTTAAGGAACAAGCACATATGTACTTAGACGAATTCCCAGATGAAAAATTAATAGAAAATATGACAATAAAGATTGATAGCCCCAAAATGTACTCCGAGGACAAGATAACTGGACATCTTAAGGAAGAAGTACAGGAACTTAGAAAAAGCGGACTCGAGCTTAAATGCCAGGCTCTTCAAGATAAGAATGACCTACTTATGGATGCTATCCAACAACTTCTCAACGCAGATGGTTTTTGGTCTACTGGAGTGCTCAGAGAAGAATATGAGAAAAAATTATGGAAGCATCTAATAGACTCTGCTGGCCTCGTTAAGTTTGAGTGTGGTGGAGGAAATTTCATATGGGTCACAAAGGTCCAATACATCGCCTACAAACCTGAGCCCGTGAATATATCTGGTGAACCTGGAGAATTGTTTATAAAAGAATATACCACTCCTATACCTGAAATGACAATGGAAATTAAGGAAAATATACCCACCACACAAGAATATAGAAAATCTGAAGATATTATGGAAGGTAAGATTGTTGAACCTATACCTGAACTAAAGCATGTGCCTAAAGAATTGATTTCTCCATATGGTTATTGTCCTAAATGTCATGGTCGTGGGGTTATACGTGAGAGGAGAATGGACGGAAATGACAAATGCAGCAATGGTCATGAATATCCATCTAAAGATGCCATGTATTGTTGCTCAGCAAAATCAAATAAGGAATAAACGTATGCCTGAAACAAGAAAAGAAGTTAAGACATACAAAGTTGAGTATACATGCGATGTGTGTGGTGAGGGTAATATGGAACGAAATGGTAAAATTATTCTTAACATTCTTACCAATAAACCACCTAGTTTTCCCCATAAATGTACGCTTTGTAGAACGGAACGTAATTTTGAAAACACATATCCACATCAATTACTCAAAAATATAGAATAAACGTATGTTGTATGCCAAATTAATTATATCTGCCGTTGTCATAATAACCGCGCATCTTGTGTGCTTAACTTTCTTCGATTATTCTTTTGATAAATACCGATGTATCATTTTTGCTTGGATTTATCTTTTCGCCCTTAAATTAGATGATATGGATAAATAAATGTATGTAGAGTCAAGGATGACTCCTTTCTTTCCCTTCTCGTAAAACTGTGTATCGTTTGTCTCAATTTTTCCGGAAAATTTTATCTTTTTCTTAGGCTGAGTTACTGTTAGGCTTGAATTGTCGCGTTTTTGTGTGTCTATAAAACTGTCGGATGCCGGATGTCGGATCGTAAAAGTGTGTTATAAAACTGTGTTATAAAACTATGCATGGAAGGTAAAATTTTACGGAGAATTATCGAAGACGTTGGCCGGCGCATTCGGCACATTCGTGGGGGTCTTTTTGGACTGTCCGATTCTGTCACGTGACCTAGTCTGTCAGCACACGTTTGTCACGTGCCCCGTTCTGTCAGCACACGTTTATATTTATTTATTTAATCATACGTCTATCCTATCACTGTGTCTCCTCTCTTGTACACACGTTTGTTTGTTTAATTGTTTACGCGTATCCACATACTCTTCTTGCTGCATACGTTACTATGATTGCTATGGTTGCTACGATTAATAATTCCATGATGATCTCCAGTTGTTTGTTTGGGTTGTTGCTCGATGTTGAGTCTATTATATCACACACGTTTATAATGTACACATGTTTATTCATTTATTTTAAATTAATTTATTATACACAGGTTTAGACCACTCGAAGGTGTAATCTTCTTATAAATCAATAGGTTAGGTCAACATGGTACAGGAAAGGTTCAGTAAAGGTCCAGTTCAGTCTAGAGCTTTTCTTCTTATAAATCAATAGCTTACGTGTACATTAGTACAGGGCACAGCTAAAGTAGCCAGAACCTTTATATAAGAACTATTAAATTTTAAATAATTCGTATGCACACTTTTATTTTTATTGATACACACGTTTTATGGGATAGTACACACATTTAATCTAGCTACTTCTCTACTAAAGGATGATCACTTCGTCTCCTCTCTGTACTTCTAACCATCTATCTTATTGATTCTATTACTATTATCTATATTTCTTACCTGTACCTTTACTGAACTAGAACTGTACTATATAGTATATAAGCTATTGATTATAAAGAAACATAGTTTTTTGATATGATCCTGAACCCAAATGAAATAAACCCCCAGATACATCCAGAGACGCGACCACGCGACCGTTGTTTAGAAGAAGGGTTAGATACTTAGAATTAAAGAAGTTGCCATGTAGAACTATCGTTGATATCTCCATCATACAATTTTTTGTTATTATAAGGATTCTTTTTAGAAGTCGATTTATTTTTGGCTAATTCGCGGTTTGCGTTATATTCGTTTCTCATTTTATTATCTCTCGTTTGTTACGTTATTTGATTATGAGTCTATTATATCACTTTATTGGTATTTGTACACATGTTTATTTAATAAAATGAAAGATTCTTAGAATAATTTTCAAAGTCAGATTTTAAATCGTCAAAGAAATCATTGATTAAATCCTGACAATCACCATTCTTTAATTCTTTTCTTAAATCCATTTCTGTACAATCTTCATAACAATATTCTTCTATCATCATATTTAATAACTTTTTATTTACGTTTTTCATTTGATTTCTCTTTGTTTGTGTGTTCGTTTAAGTTAAGTACATTATATCACTTTATTGGAACTTGTACATACTTATATTAAATCTTTTTAACTTATTTTTCATCAATTCTATGTATCATGAAATTGTTAATTCATACACATGTTTATTAGTTTATTTAACATATATTTAATTTAAAATAATTGAATAAAAGTGTGTACATTTAGCACCAACAAGATATAATAGATACATACTCAAGCAAAACATCAAACACGGAAAACATCATGACAATATCACAAGAAAAATTCTGGAATTTAGAAGAAATTAAAAATGCCCAACAAATTCAAATGAGAAATCCATGGGGTTCAAAAGAACATCGTGGAGCATTTATCGTAATGTTAGAACTTGCGAAGAAATATGGAATTGAAAAACATTTTGACACATTAGAAGATTATGACGGATAATAAATTAATTTAAAATAATCAAACAAGCCGCTTAATTGCGGTTTTGTTGGTAGAGAAACTTAATAATCAAACACGGAAAACATTATGTATATAGCTACTACTGAAATAAGCAAGTTTAATAAAGATCAATATCGTCCAGTAATTATTAATATAACAACAAATAAAATTTCGTATTGTGGAATCGCTTTTCCAACTGAAAAAGAAGCAAAGTTATATGCTGAAGATGTATTATCTGGTATTCGTCCTGGTTTTAAATATTAATACAAACAAACGGAAATACAAAACATGAAAAAATTAAGATTTGTAGCATACGAATTCAATACTAAAATGAACTGTAAGAAAATTGTCGATATCATGGAAATTAATCTTCCAAAATCAGAAAAACAAATGGACGGATACAGAAAAGACTTTCACCAATTTAATAAAGACGCGGAAATCTACGAGAACGAAATTGATACGACAATCGTTGTATAAGACAAACAATCTCAAAAGACAAACAGTCCCATAATCAAATAAAGGAAACAAACATGAAACTAGCACAATTAAAAAGAAAACTAACATCGCTAATGGCTGCAAGATCAGTAATTGAGAAAGAAGTTAAATCGTTAGAAGGTAATTCAAAAAATCATGCTGTGATGAATGAACTTGGTGATTCAATTTTTTATATCAATGTTGAAATCGATAAAACTTCATCTGAAATTAATTTAGTTAGAGCAGCTTAAGTAAACAGTCCCAAAAGGCAAACAAACTTAAAACACGAACAAACTTAAAAGGTAAACAAACATGACAACTTTTAGCATACAGAAACTTCGTACAAAAACTGCTGTAAAATTTGATAATCATGCAGTTAAATTAAATGGTAGTTTAGTAGGTATCATTGGAAGACAATCAAGACACTCTTCTACTTACATGTTCTTCTCAAAGGCAGAAGAAATGAATAGACACGATAACAGAAAATTCTTTTCACTTGACGCGGCAAAATATTTTTTTAAATATTACATATAAAAGTGTGTACATTTAACACCAACAAGATATAATAGATACATACTCAAGCAAAACACCATAATCAAATAAAGGAAACAAACATGAACACACTAGCAATCTTAAAGAACCACTGTATGCAGACTGAAGAGCAGAATGGACGCATCATGGTATTGGATGTACGTTACAATGGAGATACAGGTCAAGAGTTCAACACTTGGAAAGATGCTACTGAGTGGACAATGGAAGAGCTAAAGATTTGGTTGGGGTATTAAGATGACTACAATATACACAGTTACATGTCTCAGCGCAAATGCAAAACCAAGCGATGCGTTAGGTGTATTCGTAAACGGATTCAAGACCGAAGACGAAGCGGAACAAGCAATACTCAAAGACTTGAAAGTGTGTCTTAGGGATAATGAGATTGACGAGACACCAAATACTGACAACATGTACGAGATTGCAAAACAACATGGTCTATTATACGAGATTCACGATATAGCAATTGCAAAATCAGGATGTCAATGTCAGTCACCTTCAATATTTTCAGCACTTGAAACATCTTGTCGTAG